AGAGGGGGTCGGTTTCCCGCCCCCTCCAGAACTGCTTAGAAAAGCAGCTCGCTGTTAATCGTCTTCAGCCAGTTGCTTGAAGAATGCGAAGTCCTCATCGTCATCATCGACACTAGCAGCAGGCGCAGGGCGAGCTTCTTGTGCACGAGGCTGAGGTGCAGGCTCGAATGATGGAATATCTTCCTCATCCACAACGTACGCCTGACGGGCATTCGATGGCGAAGCACCGGTAGTGAGACCCAGAGCACGATCTAGACGACGCTTCAGTTCGTCATAGGTACGGAAGTTCTTGGTATCCAGGAGTTCCTTAAGAGAGTATTCCTGCTTCCAGATTGCTTCCAGTGCATCATCGTCATCAAGCAGCGGTGAAGCCGAATCAAACTCAGACTTATCATAGTTCGGGTAACCCTCGAACTTACGAATCTTAAGCTTGAAGTTAGCCCCAGTCCACAGGTTGAACGGATCAACTGGCTTCTCATCTTCGAACTGTGGGTTCATCAGATCAGTGATCTTGTCAAAGATCTTCTTACCATAGCGGAAGAGGAATACCTTACCTTCGTTAGCCGGGTTAGCCGGGTCCTTAACAATGTAGATATTGGAGTAGTAGTTAAGCTGACGCTTCTGCTTACGGACAGTTTCCTTGTCTGACTCAACACCAGAGTTCCAGAGACGAGTATTCAGTTCAGCAATCGGATCCTGCTGTCCAATAGTGGTCAGCGAGTTCTCGATATACCAGCCACCTGGGCCCTTAAAGCCATGGGTGAACAGACGAACGAACGGAACATCTTCACCGCCAGGAGCAGGAAGAAAGCGAATGATGGCATACCCATTACCAGCCTTATCGGTGGCACAGGTCCATAGACGCTCATCGCGTGAATTAGACTGATTGGAATTGAGTTTGGTTAGCTCTTGATTAAGCTTCTCGAATGAGTTAGCGCTATTACGCTTGAGGTCGTTAAATGACATATGTATTACCTTTCGTATTGTTTTATATTCGACGTATATGGTCAATGTGACCGGATCTATTTAGCTCAAAAGAGAGCGAATAATAGACTTTATTTTCACCTTATCATAATGTATAAATGGCCTGTACTTTAAACACCGCTCTCTAATAGAGGGCCACAGCACGGTGTCATCTATCCTCGTATCCCAGAGCTGAAAGAAGTTCAGATGGTTGTTAAGGATAGTAAAGGTTTCGATGGATATATTACCGCGACGGAACATAACCAAGGCTTCGGGGTGCTGACCGTCTTTGACTTTGAATTTGGATACAAATCCTTCTTCAAGCTTTCCCAGGTCAGACTGGAAGTTGTATGTGATTGACTGGTGCCTAGCAAGGTATTGAGTATAGATTCGTTCACACTCTTCTGTAAAGAGGTCACCAGCCCAGCCGGTAAAGTTACCGGTGGAGTATTGAGCGACGAGATATCCCAATGCGTCTTTATGCTTAGCCAGCTTAGCGAAATGGTATTTGTCTCTACGTCTGTTGAAGGCGTCAAGCTGTGCATTTACTTTTCCATTATATTTAAAGAAGTCATAATTGGGTTGCGTGAAATGCATCTTCACAGCGAGGAACAATTTGTAGGCTTCGAACGGTGTCATCATATAGGTAGTTTAGCAGTTTTCGGTAAAAAATTCAACAGTTCTCCTTCCTGTTGAATCTGCGATTTAATCCTGAAGTTCCCCTTGATCATGGCCGCGGCCGTCTCAATCTCTACCTCATTCCTCTCACAATAGAATACTATAGCATCCATGTATGTGAGATTATGAGCCTTCACTAACTTATCAAGCTCCTTATAGAAGCTGTCCGAAGACATCATCTTGGAGAACTTCAGGTTTTCACTCATGCATAATCCCTACCTATAAAAAATATGATCACCAATTGTAATGACCCGACGTAGATTCCAACCCGGGCTCACATAATTGGCATGATAAAACTTTGCACCTTTGGTGACATCACCGATATTACCAAGGTAAACTTGCTCTGCTACCTTACGAGCATCAGTATACTGAGCCAGGCTACGAATGCGCTTTTTACCTTCGCATACCCATGAAAACTGACATACTCGTTTTGTTCTCTGATATACTACGGCGCATGGTGTCTTAGGAAATCTCTTATCCTCTACACGGTTCATAACAACGTTAGTAACAGCTATTTTACCTTTGGTTGATTGATTGCCAGCTTCGAAATATGCATTCTCTGCTAAACATTGTATCTGTCTCTTGTCGTGCGTGCTTAAGTAGACAGGTTCTTTTACAATAACTGGCTTTTCGACTACTTGAACGACGTTTACCCGCTCTACGGCTGGTGCAGGCTGTGGTGTTATTAGAGCAATCATAGTAATTATGATCATTCCGATAACAAAGCCTTCAGCCCAACGTATATATGGGAAGTCTCTCTTGCTTTCGAATAGTTTTGTCATTTTATTCCTCTTAGAATAAATGACTTTGGCAGACACTGACAGCTTTGCAGGGCATCTCAGCCCATTCAGTCAGTTACGCTATGAGAAGATACAAAACGGCATTATAAAAGGTATCTTCAACATCCATCCCTCCATTACTAGGAATGCAAAATCATTAGTGTTTTCGTCGGTGATAATTTACGTCGATCTAAGATCGATGATAATTATCGCTTTCTTAGCCATCTAAGACTTGAAGCTATTGTAATGGTCAATGGAGGTAGATACCCCCGTCGTAAAAGAATATTTAGCTATGCTCTAAATAAAGATAGATGCGTCTACCGTATAGATAAACGCATCTATCGATTGGCCGGTTACTGTATCCAGCGATGGCATTTCGTCCCATCAGCTCCACCTATGGTGTCTTTACGCCAACACTATAGCAGTTGGCCGCTTGCGATACACATAAAGTGTATACCTCCCAAGAAGGCATCGCATTTATACCTTGTTATACACTATTTTGCGTAATAAGGCAACTGTTATTAATTACCGTCAATGAAAGACTTAAGCTTTGTTGCTTCAGTGAGAATTTCTTCTGCGGTGGGAAACGTTGGTACCTCAGTCAAAAATGTCGCATTTTCATTCATATCAGCCTTGCGTGAAGCTTGTTCCCATTGATTATAGAACTTTGCATTGGCTTGATCTTGCGCCATTTTAAGAACATCGAGACGAACCTCGTATGGTGTCTTAGTCATTTTAATTTCCTTTTATGTGTGTTGTGTGTGTTGGTGGGATTCTGTTGCTAAGTTCCCACCGGACTCCAGAATTCTTATGCGGCTAGCGCGTAAGTTCCATATGCATCATTGTCGTTTGCATTTACGTTTGGTGGCTCTTTGCCAAGCAATCAGTCTCGAACCGCCTTATTCCGTCCCAGTCGATCCTAGTTCACCCCCAACAACTATACACTGGATCATTGAGTATTATCAGGCATCTTACGCCCTCTCCCCAATGTATAGATGGTGGAGGTGACGGGTACTGCCCCCGTGTCCTCAGAACCTTTATTGTTGATTGTCATCAACTGATAATTATATATAGCTCTTTTTGCTATAAATTGCAACTGTTTATTCGTAGTCGCGAACAGTTTTAAATTTCGGAAAGCGAGGAACACCATCAGGTGTGTAGTTCTGAAAGACTACGGTTCCCTTTTTACCAATGTGCTTAAGACGGTCTTGAAGGAGTCGTTTGCAATAATCAACATTTCCGATAAGCCCTGCGCTAAAGGTACGATCACTGCTAAGAGCAAGCACAACCCGAGCAGCCATACCAGCACGGTTACCGTCACCTTCTTGAATGTCCACAATTTCGAACTCTTCATCCTGCATCTCTTTCCACTTGATCAGCGTATTAGAACGCTTGTTCTCATACTTACCCTCAGTACGAACCATAGCACCTTCGTAACCAGCTTCAATATACTCTGCAGCGATCTTATCAACATCTTCCGCAAAGGTATCGATAGTTGGTGTGACAACGATATGCTGACTTCGAAAAAGCTCGGCACGATTGTTGATCATATTGGTCAAGACTCGCATACGCTCACCGAACGTCTCGTTACGAAGGGCACGTTCGGTGAGCGCATCGTTACGAGAAGGAAGGTCGTATACCCAGTACTGCAGCTTTTCACGTGAGACAGCAAGGTCTTCTTCGGAAGGCTTCTGCTTCTTTGCAGCAGATACAATCTGGTTGAAGTCATCTTTTAGATCGTGGTTGTACAGCTCACCATCGATGATCGTATCTGGAAACTTATCGAAGACAGGCTTAAGCAGCTCAAAGATATGAGGCGCGCCATAGATCGGCTTGCCTTCACGAGACCACAGACCATCAGCCTTAGCAATGCAACGCATGCCATCGAGCTTAGGCTGTACGAAGACCCGACCAGAGACCTTGTCTTTACGATCAGCCCACTTCGAAGCCAGCATAGGCTTAAAGCGCATAGCCTCGTCGACGGTATCAGAATTTTCGTGATAGTCACGTGCGAGCTTCTTTAGATACTCTGCATTGATCTCTGCAACAGCCTGTTGAGCAGCAGTCGTAGCATTAGCACGGCCTTCGTTCTTAGGCTTAGCGATGGTCCACTCAGTCGTAGTCTTCTTACCATCTTGCTGACCAGAGGTCGTACGATAGCGTTCACCATCAACTTCTGCAAACCAGATCTGAATCTTACCAGCCGATGTGCGCTTATATAGAGTAGGGAAAACAGTCATTAGAATTCTCCGAAGATAGCCTGCTTGATGGAACCATACTTGAGGTCGAACGAGTACTCAAGACGCTCCGGACCATAGAACTTATAGTCCTCAAGTTCGCCTTCGGCGTCAGCGATGATCTCTACAGCGCGACGCTGGTCGCAGTTGCAGAGCTCCATGGTTTCCATTACGCGTTGCGCGAACTTCTCCATGTTGGCGGTCTGGCGAATTTGATCTTCGTCTTCTTGTTCGTTGAGACGAACTACGAGACGCTCGAACTCAGCGTCGAAGTCTTCGAGCGAATCGAAGGTAACGCCACGAGGGCGGAAACCATACACATCCTTGTGCAGGTCCGAGAAGATGTCGCCATCGCGCGAATTCGTGTTGGCGTTAATGTCAGAAAGAGTAAGCATTTCGTATCTCCGTTTCTTCATCCTATATCTTACTATAGGCTAAAACTGAGTTTAATGCAACTGTTATTTTTAAAAAAAGTAAAAAAAGTTTGGTAGTCCTGTCCAGACTCGCACTGGAATCAACCCCTAATCTGGGCTCCGGGATATAAATCCGGTCGTTTTACTTTAAACTACAGGACCACATGGTACGGGTAGCCGGACTTGAACCGACACGTCACTAGGACACAAGATTTTAAGTCTCGGGCGTCTACCTATTCCGCCATACCCGCATATTGGTACCCATTGTAGGTTACGCTCCTACCACCTTCTGGATGTCGACCAGATGCTCTACTAATGAGCTAAACGGGCATATCAGTTATTTATATTCAATACCGAGTGACTTATAGAGATCTAAAATCCAGCTATTAGATTCGTCAGTGCGCTTCTCATCTTTAGTCATTTCTTCTTCGTAGTAATTACAGTTCCATTCAGCCTTCTTTACAGCATCAGCATAGAAATCAGCTGGCTTCTTTGTAATAGCCTTCTGTAGCTCTTCAATGTAAAACTTAGTATCACAATCAAAATTGATCGAATCAACAATCTGCTTAGTCATAAATTCCTTTAGACCAACGTGATCCTTGGTTGGAGGTGTCCATGCACCTACCTTATTAAGCATGTCGCGGTACTTACTTTCCAACGCACGCTTCTTTTCTAGCGATTCTTGAATACGAGCAATCTCTTTATCGCGCTCTTCAGTACCGAATTCTTCCTTCTGCTTATTGTCAAGCGACTGCAGATATCCAAGCTCAGCAAGTGCTTCAGGGAGCTTCTCAGCGTAGTAAGAGCTCTCTTCGCGCAGCTTTGGCATTTCGCTTGCTGATTCATCACGTTGCAGCGTACACGCACCGAATGCACGAGCACATCTTAGAGCGTAATCTTCGAACGTCTGACCATTTTCAATATCGTGTGTATAACCTGTAGGCATTATTTAATCCTTTAATGGCGGAACGTCTGGGAGTCGAACCCAGTATACCCTTTCAGGTATTACACATTAGCAGTGTGCTGCATTACCATCCTGCCCACGTTCCAATAAAATGGTGAACCCTGCTGGATTCGAACCAGCGACCAGCGATTTAAAAGAACGCTGCTCTACCTACTGAGCTAAGGGTCCACTGGTACCAGGAGTGGGTAACGATCCCACCAAAGCAGCCTTATGAGAGCCGCCCGAACACCTGTTCCCCTGGCATATTACTTAAAAGGATTAACACCGTCAAACCCTTTATCACGCTTAAGTCGAACAACAACATTATCATTGTCTGACGTAACCATATACTTAGTATATCCTGCGACAGAGTTCAACTGGTCTCTGGTATAATCTGCAACGCGACTATTTTTATAGTGACGAAGCTTATCCAAAGGATTATCGCATTCTACGAGATAATAGTTCATTGCCTTATTCCCATTCCTTATACCTTGTTATAGGCTCAGAATGAAAATAAGGCAACTATTTTTTAAATTACTTTACAGCTTCACCGGTTGCTGACCCAGCAACTGCGCCTTCAGCAGGTGCTGCAGCTGCTGCTTCGGTAGCTTCTGCGGCAGGTGCTTCAGCTGCTGGCTCTGTTACAGTAACCTCGGCTACTTCAGCATCCTCAGCTGGGCTGCATGCAGCGGTAAGTGCAATGACAGCAGCTGCCATAAAAGTCTTAATGTTCATATTTTTTATCCTTGTGTGTTGGAAATGGAGGAAGCGGTGGGATTCGAACCCACGGTACCTTTCGGTACGCTGGTTTTCAAGACCAGATCAATCGACCGCTCTGACACGCTTCCATAGAAAATATTTAGGCTCGCTCTCCACGATTTAAGCTTCTTGATCAGCACCTAACCTGGTAGCCCGAACGGGTTTCGATCCCGCTTTTCTGCGCTGCGCGCAGCGTCCTAGCCACTAGACGACCGGGCCAAAAATGGTAGACCATGTAGGATTCGAACCTACGACCTAAGGATTAAGAGTCCCGCGCTCTACCGACTGAGCTAATGGTCCATGTTAAACTTACAGATGTCGATAAGGATCGGAATCGTATTCCGCCGGTGCACCGAGCACTCGACGATCAACATAATAACGATCAGGCATCGACTCATCGCGAAGGTAAACACCCAAGGCATCTACAGCTTCTTGTTCGGAAGCATAAACACCGAGAACGTAATGTGCGTCGTATTCCATCGCACCCATCAAAACAAAAACTTCCATTGCCTTATTTCCTTCTCTTCACTCTATATCTTCTTATAGGCTAAAAAAGGAAATAAGGCAACTGTTATTTTAAAAATTAAAGCCCAAGAGCAGCGCGATAAGTTTCGAGCAATGCATCGGCTTCATCACGGGCATCCTTCTCCATCTTACGGAGACGAACGATCTGACGTACGATCTTTGCGTCGTAGCCTTCGCCCTTTACTTCAGAGTACACATCCTTGATGTCGTCTGAGATACCCTTCTTCTCTTCTTCGAGGCGCTCAATGCGCTCAATAAACAACCGCAGCTTATCTGCTTGTACCAAATCACTCATAGTCCATTCCTTTCACGGTAATTTTTAATTAAACGTTCATAGATAAAGCCTTCACGCCCTAAGAGCATGTCGGAATGAAACTCCTTGCATGTTTGCGATGTAGGAGTGTATGCAAAAGCATCTGTTATAACCCAAATCACACCACCGCGAGCTTCAGTAGTATCTCCTACCCAGTTGTCACCGTAGTAGAATTCTAAGCCCTGTGGAATATCGATCCAGTCTGATCTGTGAATAAAGAAACAAGAGCCCCAATGATACGCGTTATCGCGAGCTTCATTGAGTGGTACTACCTTCATAGCACCTGTGTTAATAAGCTCAGGGTTACGAAGAGCCCCAGTATGATCTCTTTCATACTGAAAGCCTAGCAATCGCTTAGGTATGCAATGCTGATCGCCTGTCATGAAGACTTTTAGATCGATAATAAGATCATCATTCATGATACAGATCTTATCGTTCTTAGCAGCTGCTACACCGAAGTTCCATGAGCCATTAACGAACATATTACGACCAAAGTCATACATATGTAACTTAGGTGAGTTAATTTCGTTTAGCTTATCTTGAGGTGTTTCTTGAGCATTATTATTAATGATAATAATCTCATCGATGCAGGTGAGCTCTACCATATGCTTAAGCATATCAGTAAACGGCTCAAACTTCCACATCGTAGGAATAACAACTGATATCATATTAACCTCGAAATTGGATGCCCCCCTAGGGCTCGAACCTAGATTGACGGATTCAAAGTCCGCGCTCTTACCATTAGAGGAAGGGGCAATGTAATGGATCCTCGAGCTGGATTCGAACCAACGTAAACAGAGTCAGAGTCTGTTGTCCTACCGCTAGACGATCGAGGAATGAAATGGTAGCCCGAACGGGTTCCGACCCCGCTTCTCCGCCTTGAAAGGGCGGTGTCCTAGCCACTAGACGACCGGGCCATATCGGAAACAGTCCCCGCTGTTCTGTTTTATAGATGCACTCAATGGGGTTTCATAGGGTCGACCCTATCTCTATTCTATGTATATCTAACCGAATAAACTGGAGCGGGTGAAGGGAGTCGAACCCTCGACATTTTCGTTGGCAACGAAATGCTCTACCACTGAGCTACACCCGCATTAAATCTTCTTTAGTACAATAAACTTATCTTTATATAGCACAATTGGATTAACTGCTTTAATGATATTTTCAACAGTAGCGCTATCACCACCATTGATTATCAATATACCATCATTCTTTAATAAGTTCCACTGTAAAATGCCATCATGCGTTATATTATCGTCTGAAAAGATAACATCAAAGCGTATGTCTGGATCATTAACTGCCTGCTTAAGCAGCGTGTTATCCTGTACAGGGACAATATTCAGCTTATAATAGTACTTACTAAAGTACGTATTGAACGCACATATATTTGCTTCATTTTGATTTTTAAACCGTGATACAATCTGCATATAGCTTTCACCATGCTGCAGCAGTTTATTCGATAGCCAGACACTGGAGAGCCCTTCATATCCCCCCTGTACGAGGACCGATTGCTCTCTGCCGTCTAGCTTACCAGCCCCCTTTAGAACCTGTTCTAATGCAGGGACAAGCGTGTTAAACGATGTGTCTGAGTATACAAGTTGACGGATAGGGGGAACCTTACATCCGGGACGTAGGTTCTTCAGGAATAGATCCGAATGATAAGCATTCCAGAAGCCAGGATTACCATGACTCTCAATACACGATTCGCGATTACCAACCACAGCAACTGCGATAGGCATAGTGACAGTCGTAAACTTCATATCGAACATATTACGCATACCGAGCTGACCGTCAATCGAATCGTTCAGTCCATACTTCTTAATCGAGTCA